TTGGTGTTCATGATCAGGTCTCTCACTTGAAAAAAACGTCTTCAGCGCGGGCTTCCAGCGGTTCATTGCCCGCATAGATCAACGCACGCAGCTCGGCGTGATTGTTGAGCATGGCAACAAGGCCATGCGCCATGTCTCGCGTATTGTCTCCGTGATCGTCGATGCGCAGGTCGAGAACATGCATGCTGGGTGCGTCTTTGCCGTCGTGGCGATAGATCGCAAAGCGGTCAGCGTATACCTCGTGGCATGCCTCGATGTGCTGCTTTCCGCCGATCATGACGGCGCGTGCAGGGCGCGTGACGAAAAAAACCTTCGTCATTGTTTCGGTGAGTTTTGACATTTTGTACTACTCAGTCAGGGTAGGTTGCCCCGTGGGGCCGGTCGTGGCTATGCTTTAAGCCGCGATCTTGTGCAGCTTGCGCACGATGGCGCGGCCATTTTCGGCGCGCTCAACGCTGGCGGTGTTGGTAGCCAGCAGGTGCTCTACTGCACGGCTCATAATTGCACCGCAATACTCCAGCTGGTCCCGAGTCTCCCACCAGTCCCACGCCTCTTCTGACGTGCGGTATTCCAGCACAACTGCCCCCTTCGGGAGCAGATCGAGGAAATGCACACGCAGCGCGTGGCGCGTGCCGGTGTACGTTGCCGTGTGCGTCTGCAGGCACACAGTCAGCCGGTTGTCCCGGCTGGTAGTCCAGCGGACCGCCAGAATCTCGAACGCGTTTTCGAACTCCTCGTCCTGATCTTGGGCGTCTGGGGCCCAGAACCACTCACGGCGGTCTGGGTCCGCCGGGTGGGCTGCCATGTACTGACAGCCGCCGTACGAATCTTGATTACCCATCAGCGCCCATGCGGCGTTGGCGGCTTGTTCTTGCGTCAGTTGCAGGACTACTTTCATGGCACTATCTCCGTTGGTTATGCAGTGCGCTACCGGCGCACTTGCGGTCAAAGCCAGCTCCGGGAACCGGCTTTGAGTGCCGCCCGTAGGCGGCGGGTGTCAGGCTACTTCGTGTTCCTTTTCCTCGTTTGGATTCGCGTTATTGCGTCTCTCTATGTCGCTATATTGCGCCTTTTGTTCATGTTATGGAATAGCTTAGGCAGCGTATTTTGTTCGCTTTGTGTACCAGAGTGTTTACTGCACACCAGATGACCGGACGCGGCGTCCGCGTTGAGCGGGTGCTGTAGATGTTCCGGTTGCAATAGCGTCGCGCAGGCGCGCCAGATCGCGGAAAATCGAGGGGGTCAAGAAATTTTGCAGCACGAACAGCAGGCACAGACAATAAACCTCCAGATCGAGCGCCTCATTGCGCCCTGACTGCACATACTCAGCGTGACTGCGGCCTGTTTTTCGGTTGCGGATCATCACTTTCTTTTCGGCGGTCATCTGGTCGTAATACTGATCCGGTACCCACTGCGGAATGTGGATATAGCCAGGGCCGGGCAGCGCCAGCGCCAAGCGCGAAAAAATACGGTCCTTGGCGGTCATAGTGGCGAATCGCCACAGACGAATGTGACTGCGTTTCGTCGTTGATTCCTGTGCCAGACCGGGAAATGCAAGGCTTTTTTCGCCTTTGGTGGCGAATACGCGCTGTTGCTGGCGCGGCTGCACGTAATCGTAGACTGCCGCCTGCTTGTTACCGTCGCCGGAGTCGATGCCCAAAATTGATAGCCGCATGGGCTTGCCGTCCTCGCGCATGAACTCCTGAACACGCCATTTGTCCAACTCATGCCACGGTGAATCCGGGTTATCCATCCGCCAGTCAGGATCGCCCCAGAAAATCTGATAGTCGATCAGCCAACTCTCTTCACCGGGACCATACGCAACCACTTTGGCCTCCAACCGATCGCCTTGCACGTCGCAACTGCCGATCAGTACAGCCGCGTCGTTCGGCACAACGCCGCGTGGGTAGTCCTCAGCACGGGCCGCTAGAAAATGCGAACTGATGCCATCGCCAGCTTCCTCCCATGTTTCGCCCAACGTGGTATTGACCCACGTTTTCATTTTTTCGGCGTTGCCCTTGGCCTTCAGGAAATCCCGAACGATGTCTTCCCAGCTTTTCCAGCCCAGCGGCGAGTACAGCGCGGAAATGTGGTAACCCACCATGCGGGGATCCTCAGCTTTCGCGGTGGCGCGCCATTCGCCATGCGCCAGCATCCATGTTTTATGTGATTCACCGATCAGATCGTCACAGTGCTCGCATTTGTACTGCGCAGTTTCCGGCATGTGGTTGCCGTTTTCGTCGCGCTTCCACACCAGCCGATAAGTGCCGTCCTCGTCTTTCCAGCGTAGGAACTGGTACTGGTGGCAGTGCGGGCACGGGACATAAAAACGGCGCCGGTCCGTCTGCAGGTACTCGTCCTCGATGCGCGAATGTCCTTTGATCGTCGGCGTGCTGTTCAAAAAAATCTTGCGGCGGCTGAATGTGGTCGTGCGCTTGATTGCCAGTTCCACCGGATCGCCTTCACCGTCCACGTCTTCCGGGTAGGCGTCAATTTCGTCGAGGAACAAGTCACGGATAGGCATCGAGCGCAGGCCTGCAGCGCTGTTCGCGCCCGTCAGGATCAAAATGCCACCGGGATACTCTTTCATGAACATCGTGTTGCCGGTGTCACGCGATTTGTTTTCCGCAATGCGCTCCACAAGACAAGGCATCGACTCAACCATTGCGTTGATGCGCTGTTTCGCTACTTTTTTCAGCACGTCAATCGACGGCTGCACATGCAGCATCGGGCCGGGATTGTGGTGAATGTTGTAGCCGATCCAGTTGAGGCCAGCCTCAGTGCCGGCCACCTGCGCGGATTTCATGAACACGATTCGCTGCGCGGGTGACTGCGGGCTCAGCTGGTCGAGAATTTCTTTGATGTACGGCACACGGTCGGTGCGCCATTCGCCGGGTTCGGCAGACGCTTTGGGCGGCAGGATACGGTATTTGTCTGCCCAGTCAGAAACTAGCAGGCGTTCCGACGGGCGCCAGCCATCGAACCAGCCCGACAGGAAAACATCATGGCCCTTTGACGTTGGCGAGGTCTCGACAGACACGCTCGATCTCCTCCGTCAGGATCGTATGCAACTGGTGCGCGATGTCGGGAAACATGGGCGCAATACGATCAGGGATGGTCATTAGTTTGTCGCGGGCCTTGCGGGAAGCTGTAAATGCAGCTGCGCGCACCTCGGCGGCATCGACCACTTTGCCGATTGCTTTTTCATAATCCAGTTTTGCAGTAGCGGCAGCATACTGCTCGCGGATCGTGCGCGCTTTTTGCAGCGCCTCACTGCCGCCTGTGGTGGACTGGGGCTTGCTGGGGTCGGTGTTTTCCTCCCACTCTTGATCGGCGAGGTGCGGGTCAGCAATTTTGCGCACGCCGTTGATTAGCGTCACGCTGCGCGACAAGCGCCCGTCGTCGATTGCTTTCTGAACGGCGGTCAGACTGACATTGCGGTGCTGCGCATAGGCGCGCAGACTGATAACCGCTTTTGTGCCTGCCGTTTTCTTTGCTGCCATTCATTGTTACTCGCCGGGAACCCATGATTTGCCGAAATCCGTGGCCTGACGCGCCATCCGTGACGGCATTCCGGCCCTGTTGATCAGCCGGTCTATTTCCTCATCCTCCATGCCCAGACGCCGCATGATGTCGGCCTGATTCACGCCATCATCCACCATCCCGCGCACAATGTCAGCCATCGGCAGTACGGCATGCGTTCCTCTCGCCCGATTATGCCGGATGGTACTCATTTGCCGGTGCACCGGATCAGCCTCAATCATTACCACGGGCACCATGCCTGCATAATGCTGCGCCAGACGCGGATCAGCCGACACACTGTAGCGGTGGAATCCATCAACAATGGTCAGGTCTGGCAGTGTGACAATCGGCTGAGTGAATCCGTCCTCAGTGATCGACACAACAAGCAGGTCCAACTCTGGTGGCGCTACGCGATTTGGGTTGTAGTTGTTGGGTCGCAGCTGGTCTCTCTGTCTGGCTCTTGCTCCAGCAGCACGGCAGGGCCATTGTGGACGTACCCGAAATGCGTGGCGTTTTTGTCGGTCACGCGCAGGATATCGTGACGGTCCCACGCAGACAGGTAGCTGGGGAAATTGCGATCGAGTTCCGCGAGGAACCCGGTTTTGAACTGATAGCTAGTGAATGCCTTCATGCCTGTTGCTGCCTCCATTCGTTGCAGATTACAAACAAAGCCTCGCCGCTAGTCTCCAGCCCGTGCTTGGCCTTAGCTTCCTTGATTGCCTCCAGCACTTCGGTGCGCTGTTCCAGCTCCATGATCAGCGACAGGGGCACAAACTCGGTACCAGCCGTATCCTTATTATGTTCAGCGGTCGCTGTCTCAGTGGTCGATGGTGCCTTTTCGGGGGCTGGCTTGGTGCTGGCGATCTCGCCGAACTGCAGTTCGGCCAAGTCATCGGCAATACGCGCCATGTCGTGCTCGCTGAACCCGGTCAACTCCAGACCAACGCCGGAATCCAAAACGGCCTGCAGCTCAGCATCGAGCAGCTGAACATCCCACCCGGCCTCGATAGCGATTTTGTTGTCGGCCAGAATGTAGGCCCGCTTTTGGTCGTCCGTCAGGTGCGTAATCTGGATGACCGGCACGCACTGCAGACTCAGACGCTTGGCTGCCATCAACCGGCCATGGCCAGCCAGAATGACGCCGCGCTCATCAACCAAAATTGGACTGGTAAAACCGAACTCGGTAATGGCTGCCGCCAGTTTGTCGAGCTGGTCAGGACTGTGCGTGCGGGCGTTGCGATCGTAGGGCGTCAACTTATCCACAGGCCACTGCTCGATCTGGCGATCCTCCAAACCTGCAGGCACGGCCAACCGACAACTTGTGCCGTTTTCCCCTGCTAGCGAAAAAGCGGGGTCGTCGTCCCC